TAGAAGCGTACGGCAAGGGCGCGTCAATCCGAGGTCTGTCAATCCGAGATCGCCGACCGAAATTTATCCTGATCGACGATCCACAGGACGTTGAGGACTCGCGATCCGAGACAGTGCAGGCGCAGGACTGGGAGTGGTTTTTGTCCGACGTGATGTTTCTGGCAAAATCGTGCAGGATTTTTCTGATCGGCAACAATCTCGGCGAGCGGTGTATTTTGGAGCGGGCGATCAACGCGGCGGATGAGCTGGGATTGCGCGCGCACCGCGTGCCCGCGATTATCGACGGTCAATCAGCCTGGCCGGCCAGATACTCACTCGGCGAGATACTCGCTCAGCGCGACAGTTACGACCGGATGGGGCAGATCGATATCTGGCTACGCGACAAGATGTGCACGGCTACCTCCGAGGCTAATCGCGTATTCGATGAGTCCGACTATCGCTGGTTCCCGCCGTTTCAGGCGGACAAACTGATGCGCGATTGCAAACTGTTTGCCACGATGGACCCTGCAAGATCAACCGACAAACAATCCTGCTACCGCGCAATCACCGTCAACGCCGTCTCTCAAGAGGGGTATTGGTTTATCCTAGAGATCCGCTATGGCCGATGGCCTCCCGCGACCCACATCGATATGATTTTCAACACCGTCACGCGCTGGGGACTCAGGACGTTCGGGATCGAGCGCGGCGAGTACCTGGATGTGATTCAGCCGTTTATCCACGAGGAGATGGCGAAGCGCCAGGTTTTTTTCGATGTGGTTCCGATCGAGCACGCCAAAGCGGGCAGCAAGTTGGAGCGGATCAAGATACTCGCTCCTCGTTTCCGCTCGCACACGATCTGGTTTCCCACCATGCCTGTGCACAGTGATGGTGACGGTAATTGGGTCAGTGAGATTAAGTCCGAGTTGGCCGGTGTTACTCGCAGTGAGATTAAGTCGCTCTATATCGATCTGGTTGACTCGTTGGCGATGCAAGAGCAAATCGCGCAGGCTCCCTATCGTCCGCGCAATGCGGCAAACCTGCCGCGTGAGGCGTTGATGGACGCGAGGTTGATTTGATGTGCACAACGTCGGACATTATCCCTATTTTGATCGGCACAGGTGCCGCCGAAGTGCAGCGGCGAGAGGCTCGGGAGGATGTAAAACGCCAAAAATCTCTCGCTGACACCGCAATACGACAGCAACAGGATGTGTTCAATCAGGCTCAGCAGCGTTTCGAAGAGGCGATTTTGCCGCAGGTGCCGGAGCCGGAGGTAATAAAAACGAGGGCTAAGGACAGGGCGCTTGCCAGACGGCGTCTTGCCGCGAGCACAATCCTAACCTCACCGATCGGGATTGCCACCGAGCCGGAAGTTTCACGCAAGACGCTCCTGGGACAATGATAATCCGCCCGACGGAACCAGTAGACACCGATTACCTGATTCTACTGGCAGAGATGATGCGAGCGGAATCACCCGCGTATAGGCGGTTAACGATCGATCCTGAAAAACTGAAAGCGATCGGTGATCAAAGCCTATTGCACCCGGATCGATTCTGCATTCGCGTGGCCGAGCATAAGGGGCGGATCGTCGGTTTTATCCTCGGTTACGTCAACGAGGTTTATTTTGGGCACGATTTAGTGGCGTCTGATCTCGGCCTGTTCGTCCCGCAGACCAATCGCGGCGGAAGGATAGCGTTAGCGCTGATCAAAGCGTTCGAGGATTGGGCGCGGGATAACGGCGCCGGCGCGGTTCAGTTGGGAATCACGACGGGTGTTCAACCTGAGCGCACGGGTGAGTTTTATCAACACCTGGGTTATTCGGAGTTTGGAATCGTTTACCGAAAGCAAATCGAAAGCGAGGGAAACAATGTGCGGAGGGAGTCCACCGCCACCGCCACCGCCGCCTAGGCCGAGTCCGCCGCCGCAACCACCCGCGCGGCCGGCGCCGGCGCCTACACAACCGGCACAGCAACCCGCAGCCAGGCCGCAAGCTCGTCAGCCTGAACCGGAAGAAGCACGAAGGCGAAGGCGCGGAGGACGCCCCGGAACCGTGCTTACGGGTCCCGGTGGGGTTCTCGGTGAGCCTCAGACACAAGCGCGCACGCTTCTCGGACAATAATGGCGTTAAAAGTAAAAGACATAATCGATCGCGCGAACGCGCTTAAAGCCGACCGCGGCAACTGGGAATCCTGGTGGCAGCATCTGGCTAAATACTGCCTGCCGCGAAAGGCCGAAGTAACCCAAAAAAAATCCTCTGGCACGGAATTTGACCGGGATGTCTACGACTCAACCGCGATCGAGTCGGCCAACCTATTCGCCTCCGGCATCATGGGCTATATGACAAACCCCAATGAGGTTTGGTCTCGATTGCGCGCGAGCGATGATTCAATCCAGGAAGCCGAAGGCGTTGCGGAGTTTTTCGAGAGGGCAAACGATGATATCCACCGCGTCTTTCATGGCTCTAATTTCTACGAGCAACTCTTCGAGTTTTATCTAGATTTCGGCATCTTCGGAACATCAGGATTCTACTCGGAGGAAGATCCGTCCGATCTTGTCCGGTACTATTCCAGGCCGATCAGGGAGCTTTTGTTCGAGGAGGATGATCGGGGCCGGCTAAAGATCGTGTACCGGATATTTGAAATGACGGCGCAGCAGGCCGTGGAGCGATGGGGAGAAAAAGCCGGAACCCAGATTGTTAAAGCGGCGAAGTCCAGGGCTAACGATAAGTTTGAGTTCCTGCAATGCGTTGGGCCCAGAACCGGATTCGATCCGTCGAAGCGCGGAAGGTTGAACAAGCCGATTCAATCTGTTTGGATATCAAAGACGGATAACGCGTTCATCACCGAAGGCGGATTCGACGAGCAGCCGTTTCATATCGCGCGCTCGGCAAAAGCATCGGCTGAGAAGCATGGCTATTCACCTGCCATGAACGCGCTCCCTGACATCAGGATGGCTAACCGCATAGCCCAGGTTCTGATTCGCGCGTCAATGAAAGTCACTGACCCTCCGATGATGCTGCCGCATGATAATTACGTTTTCCCGATCAGTATGAACCCCGGAGCCGTTAACTACAAACTGCAATCAACCGGTGCCGGATCGGATGAAAAAATAGAGTTTCTGATGTCTAAGGGAGATTTGCCGGCAGGACGTGAGATGCTCTTCGACACCCGCGAGACGATCAAGCGGGCTTTTTTCGCCGATCTATTCTTGATGCTCTCACAGCGCAGCAAGCAGATGACGGCATTTGAGGTTTCAGAGCTGATCGGTGAGAGAATGTTGATCCTGGGGCCGATGCTGGTTCGATTGCAAAATGAGCTCTTGCAACCCGTCATAGTCAGGACGTTCAACATGCTACTGAGGTTAGGCAGGCTTGGCGAGATTCCGGCGGCATTATTCGATGCGCCGGATTACAGAGTCGAGTACGTCTCGGTGCTGGCGCGGGCTCAACAGCTCTCGCAGCTAAGAGAGATTCAAACCTTCATGATATCGGCGGCCGAGCTTTCAAAGATTAACGCTGAGGTTATTGATCTGGTCAATGCCGACGAGACGCTGCGCAAGATAGCTGATCTGTCCGGGATTAGCGTCAAGCTGATAAATTCCGATGAGGCTATCGAGCAGCGCAGGGCGCAGCGCAGGCAGGCGGAGGAAGCGGCCAACCGCGTTGCGATGGCGCAGGCCATCGGCCAGGCCGCCAAGACGGGCGGTGAGGCGGCCAATGAGTTTTCTGAAGCAGGTGTAATCGGAGGGGGGAGATGAAATTCAATACAAGAATTTCAAACGTAGAAGCTGTTCAGTGGAATCCCGAAATGGGCGCTGTCAGTGGAGTGAGGGCGCGTCCGAAAAAGCATGAAGCAAACCCTGATGATTGGTACGTCAAAGACCGGTTAGGACGCGAGAAGCCGATTCAGAGTGGTGATTGGGTGCTGACGCATCCTGACGGCTCGCATGAAAAGCTTGAAGACGGAGAATTCCATGCCCTGTATGAACCGCTGAATCCGGTTGTCGAAAAACCCGAACCCGAACCCGAACCTGAATCTGAATCAAGCCAGGATGTAAAAAACGAAGAGGAGCCGAAGCGCCGTGCCGGACGACCTCGAAAACAATCTTGACGAAAAACGCAAAGCCGAGATTGAGCAGCTTGAGCGGCAGTATCAGCGGCTCTTCGATTCTGACGACGGGAAAGCCGTGATTCGTGATCTTGCCAAGTTTTGTTTTGTTCATAGCTCGACCTATGTGCCCGGATGCACGGATGCAATGCTGATCAACGAAGGATGCCGGCAGTTGTTTTTATACATTGCATCCCGAACGCGCATGGACATAACCGAAGCTTATCTGAAACGGGAGAAGCAAACATAACCAGTCCTGAAAGGGACAACTGGAGGAAAGATGGACGATTGGAAATCTTTATTATCGCCGGAGATTAAAGATCACCCAAGCATGGCCGATTTCAAAGAAGTCGGTGATCTGGCTAAATCATGGGTCAATGCGCAATCTCTGATCGGCGCTGAGAAGCTTGTCATACCGAAAGATGAGAAGGACGAAGCCGGATGGAATCAGGTTTACGCGAAGCTTGGACGTCCTGAAGCTTCCACAGGATACAAGCTGCCGACAATCGAAGGCGTCCCCGAAGGATTCACCATCGAGGAAGAGCGTGTCAAAAGTTTCCTCGACAACGCGCACAAGATTGGATTGACCCAGCGTCAGGCTGAAGCTTTATACCAGAGCTACGTTACCGAGCAGTTGGGACTTTTTAACCAACATTTGGAATCAGGCGATCAAGCCCGAGCGGCCGCCGAAAAAGCTCTACGGGTTGAGTGGGGAAAAGGTTATGAAGCGAACCTATCCCTGGCGAAGAAATCGCTATCCTGGGCGCTTGGGAAAGAAAAGGCTCAGGAAATCGCGGATCGCTACGGGAATGACACAACCTTGTTAAGGCTGCTGGCCAAAGTAGGTAATGAGTTGAGCGAGGATGTTCTCGGACCCGGCTCGCCTAAGCCTGGCGATCTAACGCCGGATTCAGCACAGAAAGAGATAAGCGCCGTTCTTTCCGATCCGAAGCATCCTTATCATCTGAACAATCACCCTGAGCATAAGGCGGCGGTCGATCATGTCAGCCGGCTTTTTGAGCTGGTGCACGGAACCGAAGCCGTCGCATGAGTGAGAAATCAGAAACCGAAAAGATAAGAGAGCTGGCCGCCGAGAAGCTGGTCGACTTTATGAAATTCATCCAGATAGCCCAGCTTAGGCTTCGGTGCGCTGAGATCGTATGGACTACAGGAAGTCAAGAGCATCGGAAAAAAATTGAAGTCGAGGCTGAAAGATTGTATAATTTCGCTATTCCAAGACCCTCGAAGGAAAACCTTCCATGAAGGCCCTTGAGGCGAGTCATCAGGTCCGTGCGGGCAACCTGAATCTGTTAAAAACAGCTACAGGAGGATTTGATGGCTAACGTCACAACGGCTTTCGTTAAACAGTTCGCCGCAAACATTATGCACCTGGTGCAACAGAAAGGTTCCAGGCTGCGTCCAACCATCATGATCGAGCCAGGAGTTGTCGGAGAAGAAGCCTCGTTCGATCAGCTCGGCACAACCAAGGCGCAAAAGAAAACAACCCGAAACGCGGATACGCCGCTTTCGCAACCCGATCATGCGCGCCGATGGGTTACGCTATTCGACTACGAAGTCGCAAAGCTGCACGATAAGCAGGATCAGCTTAAAATGCTCTCTGATCCCACCAGCCGTTACGTCCAGTCCGGCGCTTGGGCACTCGGCCGCGCGATGGATGATGAGATCATCGCAGCCGCAACCGGAACCGCCCGAACCGGAAAGACAGGCAGCGACAACATAACGCTTCCGAGTGCTCAGAAAGTCGCCCATTCCTCAACCGGAATGACGATTGCGAAGATTCTGGCCGCCAAGGAAATCCTGGATACCAACGAGGCCGACGAGGATGAACCACGGTTCATGATCGTGACAGCCGGTCAGGTTACTGATCTCCTGAACACAACCGAGGTTAAGAGCGCTGACTACAATACGGTAAAAGCCCTCGCGGCGGGACAGATCGATACTTTTTGCGGATTCAAATTCGTGCGCACACAAAGGCTCGGAACCGATAGCGATTCGAACCGGCAAGTGCTGGCATACAACAAATCAGGGATATTACTTGCCATCGCGCAGGATATCGTAAGCGATATCGGCCCAAGGCGGGACAAATCGATGGCAACCCAGGTTTATTTATCGCTTGGCGTGGGTTCCGTGCGCATGGAAGAGGAGAGGGTTGTTGAGATTGCCTGTACGGAGTGATAACCGGTTGGTTTAAGAACTACGCTATAGGCTAACTAGGAGGATAATATGTCGTCTGTAAAAGGGGCTAATCGAACGATCGCCGATGACACCAGCGTTGACCACACGCTTGACCCTGGGTTATTCGGCGGAAACGTAAAGGTGATGGCCGACACCTACGAGGCAGCTGCGCTCGCCTCAGGCTCGGATATCGAAATGGGCGGGGATCTCCCCGTCGGAGCGCGTGTTTTGGGAGGAATCCTTTACTACGACGCGCTCGGAGGCTCGGTTACGCTTGATGTCGGAGATGCGGAAGACCCGAACAGGTATCTTGACGCTGTGGATGCCTCATCCGCCGGCAGCACTGTTTTCAATTTGCCGGATGGCGCCGTTTATGAGGTTGATGAGACAGATGAAGATAACACCGACCGGCAGGTTGTGATTACGACGGGCGGCGCTTCCGCGACCGGAACGATCAAGCTCGTTTTGTTTTACACGCACGAATAATTTGGGGAATTAAACGATCGAAATAGAGGCCGGTCGGGATATCCGGCCGGCCTTTAACTTCAAACATGGCTACAGACGTTCAGATAGCAAATCTTGCTCTCAGGCGCATAGGTCAGAAAAGCATAACATCTTTAACGGATTCGGCAGATGTCGTTGCTGTTAAGGTTAACGACGTTTACGGCCTTCTGCGTGATTCTCTGATACGCGAGCACCCATGGCGGTTTGCGGTTAAGTCTGCGATCTTGGGGCATGTCGTTGACGCGGACGTGACCATCACGGGTGCTACAGCCGCAGACCCCGTTGTGATAACGGCAGCAAGCCATGGTTTCTCGGATGATGACGTTGTCTCTATCCGTGATGTAGGCGGCATGACGGAGATTAACGGGAAGAAATTCACCGTAGCTAACAAGACAGCCAATACTTTTGAGCTTAAAGACGAAGACGGCTCTGATCACACAGCCTACACATCCGGCGGAATCGTAGGCAAGGTTTCTGTCATATCGCGCGCAATCAAATTTGCGAATCGATATCTGCTGCCCTCTGACTATTCGCGGATTCTAGATATCAAAGGCGAGCCGGAAAAAGAGTTTGATTATGCGATTCAGGATGGTGGAAGCGGAAGCAAAGAGCTTTTGATCGATGACGCCCAGATAAACATCCGGTATATCGCAGCCATAACGGATGCCTCTAAATTCGATGCCACATTTGTGGACGTGTTTGCTTTTAGGCTGGCAGCAGAGCTTGCTTTTACAATCAGCCAGTCAAGAACATTGTCGGCAGACATGGCTGAGGCTTATCAAGATGCGCTTGCTAAAGCTAAGGGATTGCAAGCTATGGAGCGCGGAAGCTCTCAACCTATCAGGCAGGATGATTGGCTGGATTCACGAAACTAATGCCTAAATCCTCTCACATTCAGACCAACTTTACGGCAGGCGAGCTTTCCCCAAAACTATTCGGCCGCGTCGATGTCAGCAAGTACGCGAACGGAGCTGCTGAGGTTTTGAATTTTCTAATCACCCCGTTCGGCGGAGCCCAGCGAACACCCGGCACCCGCTTTGTCGGTGAAGTGAGGGATTCCGATGATGCCGTCCGTTTAATTCCGTTTCAATTCTCAACCGAGCAAGCCTACATCCTTGAGCTAAATGACGGCAAGATTCGCTTCTACCGCAACAAAGGACGAATAGTCGAAACAGCCGTTACGATTACTGATGTTACGCAAGCAGACCCAGGAGTCGTTACGGCAACCGCTCATGGATACTCAGACGGGGATGATGTCGTAATATCCGATGTCGTAGGAATGACGCGCCTAAACGGCCGCGTATTTCGCGTGGCGAACAAAACCGCTAACACCTTTGAGCTAACCGACCCGCAATCGGGCACGGACATTGACACAACCGAATTCGACGCCTACGCATCCGGGGGTGAATCTGCAAAGATTTATGAAATCAGTCATCCTTGGGCGGATGCGGACTTGTCGATGCTGCAATGGGCTCAGACAGCCGATGTTATGTACATCGTTCACGAGGATTACGAGCCGCGCAAGCTTTCCAGAACCGGACACACAAGCTGGACGTTAACTAAACTTGATCCTGAAGACTTTGGAAACGGTCCGTATCTTCCTATAAACCTGACAGCCACGACGCTTAATCCTTCCGCGACTTCAGGCGCTATTACCATAGCGGCTTCTTCAGCGACAGGAATTAACGGCGGAGACGGATTCAAGTCCACGGATGTCGACCGGCTGGTCCGGCTTCACGACGGATACGCTAAAATCACAGCCGTCACAAATTCGACGAATGTAGACGCAACCGTAATAGCGACGCTTTCGGTAAGCACAGCCACCGCAGATTGGGAACTGGGCGCTTGGTCCGGCACGACCGGATTCCCAAGCACTGTGACTTTTTTTGAGCAAAGACTTGCTCTCGCTGCATCGACTTCTGAGCCGCAAACAGTGTGGCTTTCGGTGTCGGAATCGATTGAGGATTTTGAGGCAGGCTCCGCTACGGATGATGCGCTTGTTTATACGATCGCATCCGATCAGGTAAACCGGATACGTTGGCTATGGCCGTCGAAGGTTTTGTTTTTAGGCACATCCGGGGGTGTTTTTTCGCTTTCATCCGGTTCGGATGAGACGCCGCTTTCTCCGACAAACGTAGTGGTGAAGCGAGACACGACCTACGGCGCGTCATCGGTCGTGCCTAAGCAGATAGGCGAAAAAACAATTTACGTCCAGCGCGATCTATTGAAAGTAAGAGAGCTTGGTTTCTCGATTGAACTTGATAATAGGCGCGCGATTGACGCGACGATTCTTGCCGATCACATAACAAAAAGCGGGATTGCCGAAATTGAATACCAACAGTCGCCGTACAATATTATTTGGGCATTGCTCAATGACGGCAGTCTCGCAACCTTCACCCGCGAGATAGATCAGGAAGTGGCTGGGTGGTCTAAACAGTCGCAATCTGTCGCAGAATCAACGGAGAGTTTTTTGTTGGATTCCGAAGGAACGCTTCCAACAGGCCTGGTCGCTTATTACAAACTTGGGGAATCCTCCGGTGTTAGGTCTGACTCTAAAGGAAGCAACGATCTTACCGACAATAACACTGTCGGGTCCGCATCAGGAAAAAACGGATCGGCGGCTAATTTTGTGGCGGCAAACTCCGAATACCTGTCCATAGCGGACAATGCCGATCTTTCCGTAGGAGACACAATAGGCTGCTGGGTCTATCTTGATTCTAAAACAAACACCAGTGGTTTTGTCGTAAAGTATAACAGCGCCACGAACAGCATCGAATACGCCCTTGATTACGAACCAAGCGCTGACCGATTTCGATTCCTGGTCAGCTCCGATGGGATCGCGACAAAGACGGTTCTGGCGGACAATCTAGGATCGCCTTCAACCGGCCAGTGGTATTTTATACGAGCCTGGCATGATCCTGACGCCGACACGATCAATATACAGGTTGATAACGGAACAGTGGATTCAGAATCACATTCAGGCGGCATCAAAGATGGGACTGCCACATTCTCTATCGGCGCCTACGCGGATCAGTCTACGGGTTTCATGGATGGAAGGATCGATGAGGTCGGCATTTGGAAAAAGGTCTTATCTAGCCAGGAAGCATCAGACCTTTACAATCAAGGAAGCGGTAACACCTACATCCCAGCGTCTTCCGGCGACGGCTTTGTCGCTATCGCTGTTATTCCCGCGACGACCGAAACGGAAGGCGATCAGGTTTGGGTAATTGTTTCGCGTATAATAAACGGATTGGTTTCGCAATACATCGAGTATTTCGAGTTAATGGATTGGGGGGATGATGAAGAGGATGCTTTCTTCGTCCGCTCCGGCTTGACCTATGACGGGGCTTCCGCGTCTACGATTACAGGACTTGATCATCTTGAGGGCGAAGAAGTCATGGTTTACGGAGATGGGGAGACTCAAGGCCCGTTTATTGTAGAGGATGGTTCGATATCGCTGATCACGGCTGTAGAAAAAGCTCAGGTCGGCCTGCAATACATCTCGCGCATCAAGACCTTGCGCATTGAAGCCGGTTCCGCCCTAGGCACGGCTCAAGGGCAGTTTAAGCGCATTAATAATGTGATTGCCCGTGTTTTAAATACGAAGCAGATCAAGATAGGCGATGCGAATACGCAATATGACCAGAATCTTGACAGCTTAACCACGGATGATGTTGAAGCGCATCATGACGGCGGATGGGACACGGCGGGGCAGGTAGTGATTCGCGTGGATGATCCGGTCCCGGCTCACATTCTATCCGTCATTCAACAACTAACCGTACAGGATAGGTAATGCCGATAGACCCGTTAACAGCCACAATGGTAGCCTCCTCAGCGCTGCAATTAATTACCGGAATCAGCGGGACAGCGCTCAAGATTCAGGGTGCCCGCATGGACGCCAAGGTGGCTGAGCTTGAGGCGAATTACGCGGCAAACGCCAACGAGTTCAATGCGACCGTAGCCTTGCAGTCGGCTCAACTAACCGAGGAATCTGCGCTTCTTGAGCGCTACAGGGCCGAGAAAAACGCATCCATGTTTTTGGGAATGCAGCGGGCTGCTTTCGCGAAGGCCGGAGTGCGCCAAGAAGGAACTCCGTTTATGGTTCTTGTCGACACAGCGACCGAGCTTGAGACTGATATCCAAATCGACTTCTTTAACTTGCAAGTGATAGCGCACCAGCAGAGAACCCAGGCAGGGATCGAACGATCGAATGCTGAAATCAACCGGTTTAACTCCGTTATGGCACAGCAGAGAAGGCGCTTAGCGCCGATTGCAATAGGGCTACAAGCCGCACCCCAACTCATCCAAAGCGGTGCCAGTCTGAGCAACTCATTGAGAGCGGTCAATCAACCATGAGGGATCATCCGCGATTTGCAGCTATCGATCAACAAGTATCGAATGTGTTTTCATCGATCGAGTCCTTGCAAGTAAATGCCGTCAAGAGGTATTTCCAGCTTCTAAAAAGCTCCGATGTGGCGCATGATGGGAATGCGCCGGTAAACGTCGATAAATCCCGCAAGCCTGGGTCTAAAAACGGCGCTTCCTGGGCTCAGGTGGCTGGTGTACCTTCCGGTTTATTGGCTCAGATTGAGACGCATGAATATTTAGGACCGTTAGGTATAGGTTTTTTTATGATCGCAAGGGTAAGATTTGGAGTCAATTGGATTCGAACGCGCCACTCCGGTCCGGAAATATACCGAGACACCGACGATGAGTGGCGAACTGAAGGGGAGGTTTGATGGCTGATCCGGTTTCGCACGTACACACTATGAACCTGATAGCGCTTGAAACAGGGGCTGAGCTTGCCGTAGCTTCTACAGGCGTTGCTTACTCGCAGTCTTTCTTAACGCCTAATTTCTCATCCGCTGCGCTTGAGTATCAATTCACATCAGACGGCACTGTTGATGTGAAAGTTGAAATCGAGAGCGGAGAAGATGCGCCTGCAACCGAAGGCTCAGCCGACACGGACGGATACGGCGTTGGAAATCAAATCTCAAGCAGCATCGCGGATGAAAATGTCCACTGGTCAGCGCCTAGCCCGACCGTATCCAAGCGCCTGCGTCTTAAACTTACCGGTCAGGGAAGCAATGACGCATCAACTAAGCTTACAAAGCTGAAATTACACTACGTAAGCGCATAAGGAGGGATCATGCCGGATTACAACAAGGAAGCAAACCAGCCTTCACGGGAATCGATGAATCAGGCGGCAATCGATGCCTACGAGGAAAAGGTAAAGCTGATGAAGTCGGAAATCAACCGGCTGACCGAACAGGCCGATTCTATCAAGGAATCTATAGAAAGAGGTAGGGCTTCCCTTACTGAAATTGAAGCTAGATCCCGTAAGATTGAATCTGAGCTGTCTGCAAAGATGAAGGCAGCCGATGCAGACATCGATTTGAAAAAAGATGCGCTAAGCACGGAAGAATCCGAGTTGCGCAAGCTCATTGAATCCGAGACTCTGGCGCTTGACGTGAAATCTAAAGAACTGGACAAAGAGCGAGAGGTTTGCCGGATTCTGAAGGATGATCTAACCAGGCGAAAGGCTACGATAGAGGCTGAAAGCAAGAAATCGGCGGAAAACCTAACAGAATCGTTAAAAGTTAAGGACGAGCTTCGCCAAAAGGAGAACTTTCTTTCTTCGCGCGAGACCGTGCTTAAATCCGAATACGAAAAGCTCGGCAAGATCAAGGCTGAGATTAAGAAAAAAGAGCATGATCTCTCTGAACTCAAAACCGCTTATGAGGTTCGAGAGCTTGAGATTGAGGAAGAGGAAAATCAGGTTTCCGAGTTGCTTAAGACAGCTAAAATCACAAAAAAAGAGCGCGAGGATTTCGACAGTACCCGCGCCGATCTGAATGCGAGGCTTTCCGCGATTAACGACATTAAGGAACAGCTTAACGGAAAAGAAGCGGAATTGAACGTTTGGGAGCAGGCATTACGCAAAAAAGATTCAGAGATTCGGCGCCGTGAAGGCATTTTGAAAGAGGCGGAACAAAGCTTTAATGCGTAAGCTCTTTTTCTTGCTTGCTTTTTGCTTGATGTGTACTTCCGCTTATGCTGATCCGTGGAAGTGGATGTCCGGCTACAAGCAAGACGGTCCTGATGCAAACGATGTCGATACGGATACGAGCAGCTTCGACAACAACCTTTCTTCTTCGGATGACAATGTTCAAAAAGCGTTGGACACCATAGATGATTTGTCCCTTGGCGGCGGCACCTTTCTTGACCTTACGGACACACCCGCCTCTTATTCCGGCGAAGCGGCAAGCTGCGTTCTCGTGACTGGAGCCGAAGATGCGCTGGAATTTGGCTCATGTGCCGGCGGATCGGGCGGCGATAATGTCACCATCAACTCAACCGCTATCGATACCACGGCGAACTTCCTGGATAACATCTACATCGAATTTGACCCTGCCGACGGTGGAGTCGGCGGGCCGGATGATATTACCGCCACATTCTCATACCCATCCCTCACCGGAGACCATGCGTTATCCGCCGATAACGTGATATTCGGAGACTCCGGTTTGATTGTCGAAGGAGCTACCGCCGACACGATAGAGCTTTACCTCTCCTTTCCAGACCCAGCAACGACCGACAAGACCATCACCTTCCAGAACTCCACCCATACGGTAGTCGGTCGTGACACCACAGATACCCTCACCAACAAGACGATTGACACGACCAATACGGTTACAATCAATGCATCCGACATAACCGATCAGAACGCGGGAACGGATATTACCGCCGATCTTGAGGAAGAGACCCATGCCTCGGAGCATGACGTTGGTGCTGCGGACTCCGTCTTTCCGGCAGATCCGGGAGCCAATGCGCTTTACACTTGGGATGACACGGCAAGTGAACAGGATTGGGGTACGTCTTCTGACTTGTCATACAGCGGGAGCGCATGGACTGTGACGGACGTTACCTGCACGGATTGCCTCAACGCCACCGAAATTGAGGACATCTACCTTCTCAACTCCACAAGCGACACCATGTCCGGAACCCTCACCACGGACGGCCTCATCGTCGGCAACAACGAATCTCTCCGCTTCGGCGGCGCTCACCTTTCTGCTGATTCAGTCAATGCCGTCCTTGCCGCTAACTCCGGCGGGGCAGGGCTTCTTGTCGTTGACATCACCGACGGAACCATCACCTTTCTTGACACTAAATACAACGACTGCAACCTTGAAACCGTAGACGGCGAAATGATCTGCGGCACGGATGACGGGGGCGGAACCGTAGACGGAAGCGGATCGGCAGACCGGCCAGCCGTTTGGACGGACGCTGACACTCTAAGCTTTTTTGAAACTTACCAGTTTGATGATACTAATGCGCACCTCAAGGTCGGCGATGACATAACCTCAACCGTTGGCATTGCCAAGGCGCTGACCCTAGCCAGCACCAATACGGGCGCTCACGGGATCATCATTCATGACACCGACAATAGCAGCAATTCCGGCGAGAACGTCATTCAGTTCAACGGCTCAGGAACCAATGACTTCCTAATCAGGAGCCGGAATACAAACGGCGCCGACACCGACCTTACCAACCAATCCTCATCTACCGTTCTTCAATCCAACGCGGGAAAGACGGGGGGCTTAGTCCTTTTAAACTCCGCCGATGCTCCCGTTATCATCGGAATCGGCGGCACCGACACAACCGATGAGGTTGCGCGATTCACCTCAAGCGGGCTAACTATGGCGGACGGCTCGGTAATCACCCAAGGCCAGGCTCACATATACGCGGACGGTTCAACCCAGGTCTTTGCCGATAAGGACACGGGGGTTACTCCGTTGATATTGGATTATGCCAATAACCAGGTTCTTGTGAATCCCATCTGCGCTGCCGGAAAGGTCTTAACCAACTCGGTCGAGTCCGAAGGCAGGATGTTCTGTGTGACCGACTCAACCGGCTCAGGCTCTTTAGGCAGCAACCTTTCCTCAAGCACAGATGACATTCTATCCGACAACGGAACTATCCTGCTTGGCGGAACCGGAAACACCAACAACGAGACCCTAGATTTTGATTTTGAAACAACCGCCAACACCGTAGGGGTAGCCACAACCTCAGGCGTTACGCTCGTTGATTTTGGAACCATTGATCTAGCCACGGACGCGCTTGACCTATCGGAAGGCAACATCACCAACGCCGGAAACATAGCCCTCGATTCCATTTCCTCGGATAACGGCACCGCCCACATCATGCTTGATAACGCCGGAAACACGACTATCGGCGGAACCGGCGGGGAAGAAACGCTTGTAGTCAACTCTGATGCTGACGTTGTCGAAGTCACGGGAGGGTTTATTGCGGATCAATATGCCAATTTTCTCTCGACCGTAAATATATCAGGCTCATCCACGAACGAGACGGTTGATGATCAGGGCGTGGTGATAAACCATACAGCAACATACACCGCAAGCGGGGCGTATCCGATAAATGCCCTAGAGGTCACTTTAACGACAGCGGGAACCGCCGCAAACAATGAACCCGACCAGGTCGCGGCCAGGATTACGCACGATGACATAAACACCGGCGGAAATGATGAGGTTCGCGGCCTTGACGTATGGTCGCTCTCAAGTTCAGCCACCGAGAACATCGGGTTAGCCGTTTTAACGGACACAAAATCAGACGCGGGATTCATTGGAACAACCACGGGAGTTAGGATCAGAGTGGATGATAGCGACGCCGGAACTAACGTAAACGCCATCGGCCTAGCGATAGAAGATGTGAATGGAAACGACACGGCTGCAATATACCAAAACAGCGTCAATGACCCGAATTACCTTTGGGGAGACACGGTCATCGGTGGAAATATCGACATCGGCACAGCCCCCGTAGCTGATCTTGAGGTCTCAAATGGAGCAACCTCATCCGGTCGAATAGCCATCAAAGAGGACTCGTCAAACGGCATAAACTACGTCCTGATAGAGGCTCCCCAGGCAATTACATCGAACATCACCTGCACGCTTGAGGATGACTCGACACCATTTGATAGCTGCATCACAGCGGGCAATACCGCCCTTGATGACATTGGTGATCCGGATGCCGCCACAGTTATCGCCACAGATGACACCGAGACGATCACGCTTAACATGGCCTCTGACGGTGAGACGGCATTTACGATCCTTCTAACCGACGGCACTATGGCGGCGGAAACCGTGGGGCTGTTGCTTACGACGAATGAGATTTCGGAAGCGAACTACATTCCGCTTAGAATCCAGGATGGCGCATCAGGGGCTCCCACGACTCTGTTTGAAATCGGAGGGGATGGAGCCGTTACTACCGGAGGCGATTTTACATTTAGCTCGGATTCTGAAATTGTCTTCTCTGACGGAAACAAAATTCAGTCGACGGGCGGTTTGATTACTCTACATGATGGAGGAACGACTAACTCAGAAACCCTTCAGATCGACACGGTTAACGGAGACGTGCTT